CGGAGATCGGATGGCGTGAGCCACCCGAGAGCGACTGAAAGGTCGCGCCTTATCTTTCGACTCAGCCCCGCGTGCCAGTATAGGTACGAGTCCCGGAGCTCAGGGCGAGGGTCAGTCGTCACCAAATAGTGACGGCTGTCCTTTACCTTGAGCCACCGGGCCTCGACCTTGCTCCACGGGGCTCGAGCCGAAATCTTCCTTTGATCCTTACGGAAACAGCCAGGAACGGCTGAACGGTACCACCGGACAAGCCGCCGCGCTACGGCTGAGGGCTTGAGTGAGGTTGGAGGGTTGCCCCTCCCACGCTCCACCCTCGGCGGGAGAACAGCAGCCAACATGGCAAGTGTTGACTGTTGCAATTCCGTCGGGGTCTCAAGGTTACCCAGCTTTACGCAGCGGCCTCCAAACGGAAGGCGACCAGCCCTGCACACAAGCACGCCAGGAGAGGAGAGTAAATCTCCAACCATCTTGGCTGCAAGTTGCTGGTGCTGACCGCCGTCAGTCTGGACCCACACGCTCGAGGGAGAAGAGCGCAAATGGCGAGACCGGTAAACCAGTCTGGCCACAGCGCTCCTCCACCTCGGCGTGAGGGATCCGGCCCTAAGGGGGTGACCGCGCAGGGAAGGCAACCCGAAGCCGCCTAGCGAGCGAGGGAGAGAAGGGTCAAACCCTCTCTCTCTCGCCCAGCGCCACGCGTGCGGGTGGAGAGTCCTTAGGACTCTCCGCACCGCATACGGGTCGCTGGTATCGCTGACGGCCCGGGATGCCGGACCCAAAACGGCCCACCAAGGGGCGAAATCCTTCTTACCACCCGGCATCTTACGAGGCCGCACGAGCCCCCTAAGGGGGACCGTGCGGCATCGGATTGCGCCATCTACCCGACGCCCCGAACCCGGGGAGCGGCGGGCAGGCTCAAAGAGCCTCCCGCCGACCCAGGACCGGAAGGGTACCTCACAGTACCGCCCGTCAGGTAGACGCACCGGCCGGAGCTCCCAAAAGGAGACCCGGGCGGGTGCAGAGGTGGCCCGCGGGACGAAGATCTCCTCCGTAAACACCGCGTGAGTTCGACTCACGTAGTGCTTACCGGGGGAGACCCGAGCCCCGCAGGCAAGAAGGACTTCATGGTATCGATCCACCACTCTGAGAGGCCACAGCCCGACCAAATCGTCACCACAGATCGACGTCCCAGGCGAAGAGCGAGAGCTCCCCGCCAAGGGTTCCCCCGTATGACCAGACCACGCCCACTCCGCCCAGAATAACTGGACAAGAGAGAGCAACGGCCAAGTCGTGGGGAGGCCCATCAGGATGCCGGTCGTAGTGACCGCACCGCCCTTCTCGGGCCACCAGATAAACTGGGGACCCGTCGAAAGGGCGAAGACCCTCCTCGCCCAGCCAGGGAGGTACGGGGCGGAGTCCAAAAGACCCGCCACGATCTCCCCGACCAAGTCGAGGGGTAGAAGATCCGAGGCCGACGTCAGATCGGACGACACAATCGTCCGGTTCGAGATAAGCCTGGGACCCGCTAATGCGTGGGCAACCGCCTTCGCATGGTCTCCAGAAAGTGTCAGGGCAGTGCGTCGGTCGCGGCGAAGGCCCTCCAGGAGCCAAGCGCGGAGGAAGTGGCCGAGCGAGACGAGGGGGGTATCCCCCTTCGTCACCACTCGGCACTTCCACCCGCGCTCAGCAACCGGGAGAGCCTCCGCTAGCGGCAGCCGACCCTCCCCTTGGAGATTGGCTTCCATCCGGCCCAGAAGGTCATCCCGTAGAATTTTATCTCTAGCGGGACCCCAACAGGTCGAAGGGAAGCCCGAAATCCACGGTCGCGGCAGAGGCCAACGCTGACTGCATCGTAGCGCCGTCGCGGGGAATACCCCGCAGGCGCGCGCGTACGTAAGCCGCATGGCCGCCCTGCCGCCGAGTCGCCTGGTTACTAGAACCAGAAGCGACATTCGGACCGACCGCTGTGGGAGGGTTCAGGTGGCGTAGCCCCCAAGCACGGGCGAAGGCACGGGCAGCCGAGAGGATCACCCCCTCAGTTGCCTGCGCTTTCGCCGTCAGTGAGTCGTAGTGCGCTTTCATCGACCGAGCCTCAACTTGCTTGTTCCCTTTAGGGAGCGAGCGGGAGAGGTAGGAAAACTGCAGCGCCCGCGAGTCACGGACGAGGCCCTGAAAGCGACCAACGAAGAAGCGGGACAGGTGACCCTTCCGCTGTGCATTAGGGACTCCCTCAATGACCCACCTACGGTGTGTCGAAGAGAAATCCTTCACAGTGGAAACGGTAAAACCTATCCCGTTACTCCGCGTGGTCCTCAGGAGCCAACGTGCCAAACGGACTAAGCCCCCAAAGGCGAGGCGGTCCTCGAGGCACCGCGTACGGAAGAAGGAGTAGCCGCAGGCGGCCAAAGCCGCCATAAAGCTATCCCAGACTCCGTTCAGCACCTCGAGGTCCCCTCGCTTGAGGGATCGAGACAAAAGTACGTAAGGATCAGAGGAAGAAACGAAGGGGACCGGACGAGGGGGGGCTTGCGCCCCCCTACGAACCGTCCCATCCGTAGACATTCGGTGAGTTAACCGCCCTAACGGGCTGGGTAACCCACCGGGCATTGTCACAACGGATGCCGTCCCCACTAAGGGTAAGAGGTTCACTCTTACTCTTGTGTGTTGCAGCTTCGGTTGTGA